CCTTGAAAGTTGTGGAGGGTGCTGACGCCAGGCGCGGCTCAGGGCTTGCGCGGGCTGCGGAGCTTTTCTGATACCAGCACCAGCAGGGCCCAGACGGCGTATACGACGCAGACGAGCACCAGGAAAAGCGCGAGCAGGATGCGGCGCCACCAGGGCTGGTCGGCTAAGATGTCGCGGAGGGCGGCGTGCGCCGACCTGGCGGCGTCGAGGAAGTCAGAGCGTTTCATTGTCAGAAGCCTTCAAAGTCGGGCAGCTCTTCAAAGGCCTGACGGGTCATCGCCACCAGGGTCAGCGTGTACGGCCCGTCGTCGTCGCCGAGCATGTCCGGAAGGTCTTCGGCTTCGCAGATCAGGAAGTTACCGTCGCGCTCGATCTTGAGGAATGTTTCCTCAACCGGTGGTGAGGCAGTGCTCTCTTTGTGGTACCACAGGAAGGCGCAATAGTTCGCGACGTCGACGGGGTCGCCCTTGTCAATGTGCTTGCGCAGCTGGGCTCGGCATTCGTCCATCCAGTCTTCTGTGCGCCAGCCGTCCGTGTAGCCGTACTTGACCTCTGCCGCCAGCAGCTTCTTGGCCATGGCGCGGGCGAAGCGGACCACCAGGTTCTTGGTGTGCGGGTTCAGATCGTCCGATCCGCTGGTGAGCCACACGCCAAGGCGGGCGTCAATCGCTGGCGGCGGGCTCTCCCAGTTCGGCTCAGCCTGCGCCATAGCCCGTCGGTGGCAGATGAAGGTGGTCAGGGCGGCATGCATTGCCATGGGTTGTTCGCCGGCGTCGTAGACGCTGTAGGCCTTGATGGCGGCGGCCAGCTCATCGTCGCTTACAGATGCCGCCCATGCTGCCTGTGGTGCAAATGATTCTGTAATGGCTGCTGCGATGACATGGCGCATCTCCTCGACGCCGCCGGACCAGCACTTGGCCGATGGATCGAAGCCGGCCTCGCGCATGATGGCGAGCACCTTAGATTCTTCGAAGTTCGGCCAGGTGGCAAACTTCGACGTGATTACGCGTTTTGACGGGGCGGTGATGGCGGTGCTCATGAGCCCTCCTTGATGCCGCTATCTGGCAAACTGTCGTAGATGCCTTGGGCGGATTTCTCCACGTCATAGGCGACGGCCCGCACTTCTTTGGAGAGGAGCGCGTTCGTGGTTTCCAGCCTGTTGGCGAAGCCCTGCAGGCGGCGAGCATGGCCGATCAGCTGATTCACTTTCAGCGGTATCTCCTCCATCGGCACCATCCACCGCCCTGGTGGGGGTAGAGCGGCGGCAATCCAGCGCCCAAAAAACCAATTCACTTGCGCCCGCATGGATTGCACACGATCTTCGTCCCGTGTCGGCAGGCCGTAACTGTCGGAATCGTGGCCTCTGGCGATCTGGTCAATCTGGGCCAGCAGCAAGTCCACTTCGTCGTCACTGGGGTCGGGTATCAGTGCGGAATGCTCTTGAATAAGGCCCTGTATCGCATCCGCCGCCCCGCTGGTCGCGAGGGGGCGCCAGCCGATGGGCTTGCCCTGGCCCTGAGTGAAACAGTCCTGCTCCCAGCTCCAGCCCGCGAACAGCCATCCCTGGCCTTCCTCCGGTCCCATGTTGTCGTCGGTGTTGGCGCCGATGGTCTGTGCTTGCGGCGCGTCTTCCAGCGGGTGGCAGGCATCCTCGCCGGTGTAATCGACCAACAGCCAGACCATCGTGCCATCCTTGGGCGCGGTTTCCATGGGGAGCCAGTCCGCCCCCGCTGCCTGCGGTGCAGGTGATGGGTGGAGTGCGAGAGGGATGCTGACGCTGAAACCGTTGCCGACCAGTGTTCCGATGATGCGGTGGAGCGCCCCGGTTTTGACCGTGTAGCCCGTCACGCACTCCTCGGAAACGTGCTGCTTGGCCGAAGCCAACATGATTTCCAAATCACCAGCGATAGAGCGCAGTAGGTCTTGCGCGTTCGTCACCGTGTCGCGCCCCACGGTTACAGCATCGGTGCGTAAGGTGGACCCTTCGGCATTTGAACCTCCTTTCTGTGTTGAAGAAACATCAGTCACCACACCCCCAGCCATCCCCGGAGCAGGGGTGCGGGTCTCGCCCATAAACGTTGGGGCATCCGTCAAGTCGCGCAATTCCCGCAACAGTCTTCGAGTGGTGGCACGTTCCTCTAAAAGCAATAGCCCAAACGGCCGCAAACCAGTGGCCACAAGCTCTGGAAATTTTGCATATAGATCAGCAGCCGCCCGTTGCAGTAGTTCTTCTGTAAGTTCTTCGCCTTCGTGATGGTCGATCAGATACCCGGGCAGGCGCTCCCAAAAAATCGCGTATTTATTTTCTGTCGCCTCCTGCACTTGTGCTGGGAGTGGAGGGGCGGCGCGCTCAGTGAGTTCTAAGAGCTTGTCTAGTTGCCCGGTCACGTAGTCCACATCCTCCTGGCGGTCGAAGCAGTCAAGGCGGGCGCCAATGTTGCTGACGACGGTTTCAATTGCGCGTCTCGCCGTGTCAGTGACCAAGCCGGCGACCAACCCCTCTTGCGGCGCTGCCGTGGTCTCAGGCGTCGTGCCAACTGGCGGTGGTGCGTGCCCCACGATGACGGAGATGGCGCTCATGCTGCAATCTCCACCTTGACGCCGGCCAGGCCCGCGTCGTGCGCCCAGAACTCGCCCAGGACGATCTGCTGCAGGTGGCGGATGTCGTGGTCGTTGTTCAGCACCACGTCGGGCTTGAAGGCGTCGCCGTTGGTGGCTGAGGCGTGGCTGCCCTCGACGAGGCCCAGGCCCGGGCGCTTGACCTGCCAGACCATGCCGCCGAAGCCCTGGCGCACCATGCGCTCCTCGTTGTGGAAGCGGCAGTCGGTGATGACGAACTTGGTGGCCAGGCGCTCGCGCATGTAGTGGCTGACGCGGGCGCTGGCCTTGGATACCCAGTAGGCCTCGCTCTGGTTGCGTCGGTACTCGGTGCCCCACCATTGCAGGATCTGGCGCGGGCTGCGCGGCGCGTCCATGTCCACAGCTTCGCCCTTGCTGCCGCCGTCGAAGTGCCAGCGCAGCATGCGGTTGACGAAGGTGTCGCTCTTGCATTTGCGCAGCGCCAGCGCGGTGAGGGGGTGCTCCTTGGTCTCGCGCCGCCGGAGTTGGGATGCGTCTATCCCGAAGGCCTCGGCGACCTCGTCGTAGAGGGAGTCGGCGAAGGCCAGCTTGATGAAGCCGCAGTGCGTGACCAGCAGGTCGGCGGCGGTGTCCTTGCCGCTGCCGGCCAGGCCGCACAGGGCAATGAGGGTGAAGGGTTTAGGCATGCGAGGTTTGCTCCTGATGGGTTGATGGGGTGAGGGACTCGGTTTTCTCGGCGTGCTTGATCCAGCTGCGTGACAGCGGTGCGAGTTCGCACGTCTTGATGCGGGCGCGCAGGTCGCCGTTGAAGGCGCGCAGGTGGTAGATGCGCAGGTCCAGGCAGCGGCCTGGCACTAGGTCGGCCTGGTGGGCTTCAAAGAAGGCCGTGGCTTCGTCGCCCAGCCACTGGGCGGCCAGGCCATCGGGAAAGAGGTTGCGGCAGGTGCCGCTGACCTGCACGACCATGCCGCGCGGGCCCGCTGGCTGGCAGCAGGCGCTGGCCCGCATGCGCAGGTAGACGCGCACACTGAAGCACTCGTCGTCGTCAGGGGTGGGCACGGCACCGGGCATGATCAGGCCTCGTTATGGGCGCGGATAACTGGCGCCAGCTCTGGCGTCATGCGCTCCGACTCATAGGTGGTTTGCCAGAGGACGTGGAAGCGCGTGCCCTTGGGCTCCGGGTTGATGCTGCTGGTGCCGGCCCGGTTGTCGCGGTAGGCGGCGTTGCGGGCGGCGGCGATGACGCCGGCGGCGGTCTTGCCAGCTCGCCGTGGCTGCTCGACGATCCAGAAGCGACGGTTGCCGTGCTGCTCCGTGAGGCACTCGGTGTGGCCGCTGGTGAAAATGATGTTCTGCTTGCGAGGCGCATCCGGGACCTTGGCCTGCAGCTTGCGCACGTCGCTCTCAATGGTGGAGAAGTCGCAGGTGCGGTACTCAAACACGTCGTCGACCTCTTGCAGGCGCTGGACCAACCAGAGGATGAAAAGAACTCCGCAGATGCCAGCCGCGAACACTGCCAGCAGGAGCACCGTGGGGGTGAGCCATTCGGGGAGGTTCATAGGGCCGCCTGCCTGACGCCGCGGCGCGTTGTGCACACCAGGTGGCCCTCGGCCGTCCAGCGGGCCTCGCTGTTGGGGCCGCGGGCCTCGTTGCAGACCTGTTGGGCAATGGCCTGGCGCTTGGCGCTGCCTTCTTCGGTGGCCTGCAGGTCTTTGAGGAGTTGGGAGTCAGCCCATTCCTGGCTGGCGCTGGGCGTGCCGCGCAGCAGGTCTTCCAGGGCGGCCGGCAGGACGAGCACCGCGGCGATGGCAAGCGCGCCCATGGTGTTGATGAGGGCGGCTTTCATTTGGCCACCGCCGACATAGCGCGCCGGTCCTTACCGAGTTGCACCACAAACCGGCTGGTAACGATGGATTTCGCCTCGATTGCACAGCGCTCCCGAGACCAATGTGGGTTTGTTTTTTGCAGCTCTGCGGCGACGGCGGCAACTTCTGGCCGGCGCTCGGCCGGGTCCATGGGGGCGGCCCTCACCGTGCCACCTCAACCAAATCGCCAAAATTGTCGACCACGTAGTTGTGGCGAAAGAAATGGCTCCACATACGGCCATCGTTGTCGACCCTGACCTCGTTGCCGTACCAGACGCCGGGCCATTCCGATTCCCCACTCGGTTTATAGGGGGTCTGGAGCGCAATCTCGTTGCCGATGGCGTCCGAACTCTCAACAACGTTGTAGCCGGCGGTGTTGAAGTGGCGGTGCCGCGTGTACTTGGGCGCTGCCGGCAAGAGGATCGCGGCCCTGGCAGTGCACGCGTGTGCACTGGCTGGTGTGGGGGAACTGGTTTGCATTCGGCCTCCGTTTTGGGAACGTAGCCGAATTGTTAGCCATTGGCTTATCTTATGTCAATAGCCATTGGTTAATTAATTTGAAAATAATTGCCTAAACCAGTGCTGCCAAAGGCCTGGTAGGTAAAGATTTTGGGGTCTTGATGGACGTTGGCCGGTATTCGCGCCGGCCGGAGGAGGCTATTTCAGCACTTGACCGATGCTTGGATCGAAGCTGCGCCAAAACTGAGGACTGAGTCGATAACTTTGCATTTCGACGTTGCTTCTATCGCCTCGATGAATGCCATCTTCCGTGGCAAGAACTCGCTCTCTGGCACCACTAGATTGTTTGGCAAATAGTCGGCGTGCGCGGCGTACCACGAGCCGCCGTATTGGGTGACTAAAATTGTCTTTCCCCCCACATCAACCCTTGTTCCCTGCTCGGTGTTTGGGATGCGCATAGTCCCAGTGCAGCCGGCCAACGCGACCGCGAGGGCTAAAATTATCAGTCGATATTCACGCATCTGGATCTCCACGATTATTGCAGCAGCAGGGGTACCAAGGTCGGTTGCTTGCCACCCGACCGACATACCTCGCAAGTTGGACGGGGTGATCCTGGCTCTGGCTGTCAGCCTTCTGTTCCATTCCCTTTGTGGGTAGGTTCAGCAATCGTATCAATGATTTTAAGAGCTTGGTCGATCTGCCAACCCGGCATCGCCTCCATAACTTTGACGACGCGACGGATCCTTTCATCGTTGGGCAAGTATTCGTCGCCAGGTGGAGTGTCCATCCAGCCGTTTGGCAGGTCAAGCGTGGCCTCTATTTGACGCGCCATGGCGTCACCCATTTGATAGGGCTTGTCTCGGCCAGGCCTAGGGTTCGCGTTCCGGATCTGTGCAAGCTTTGGGTCGGTGCGTGCCCAGCCCAGAGCAGTATTCAATGCGGCGGCGCTGCCAAAGCGCTCGATCAGCATTTCGAGGCGGTTTCTGCGGGTTTCTGCTACTGGTTGCATGAAGGCAATTACATTGCCAATGGCTAAATCCTGGAATTCGCAAAAGGCTATTGACATTTAATAAACCAATGGCTAATAATCCGACCCATGAAACTTCACGAATGGGCATCCGCAGAGCGCGGTCGCGCGCTCCGACTCGCAACCCACTTGGGTGTGACCCCTCCGGTTGTTTCCGATTGGTGTACTGGGGAAAAGCAGGTCCCACTGGATCGGTGTGTCGCTATTGAGCGATTCACGGAAGGGGTCGTCACCTGCGAGGAGTTGAGGCCAGACAAGGCGCTTGACTTCGCCTATCTGCGCGGCGCGCAAGCCATTGAGCCATCTCGGCCTGAGCCAGCGCCACAGTCTGTTGCACCTGCGGGGGCGTGATGGGCGCCGTTCCGATGGGGCCGCTCGGTCCCGTATGTCCCTCTGCTGCCGGCCGCGCGTTGCGCCCGGTGCCACCAATTCCGGTTTATGAGTGGACCCCTCGGTTGGGGTGGCGCTGTTCGCACGCCGCTCTTCATCCTTGGGGCTGCTCGCCATTTTCCCCGCCGCCATCACGCCTGGCGCATTTGGTTTGTCTCCTCCCTTTCGGTGGTCGGCGCGCAGGCAAGCGCGTCGGCTTTGGTGCGTCAGGGCGGCGGGGTTTTTCGTTTCCATGGGCGCAGTTTCGCGAATGCGCAGCGCGGCGTCATGCCAACAGATCGGGCTTCCTGCTATGAACCTTCTGCACGCGGCCCAGAATGTGGCTGAGGACTACGAGGGCGGGGCGTCAGCGCTGGCCCGGGCGATCGACAAGAAGCCGTTTACCTTCCTGCATGAGCTGCAGGAGGTGGGTTCGGCCAAGCTGGGCCTGCTGACTGCGGTCAAGATGACGCGGCGCGCGCGCGACCTGCGCATCCTGCACGCCTTCGCGGCAGAGTTCGGCCAGCGCTGCATCCCTCTGCCGGAAAGCCTTGAGGAGGGCTCGGACGAGTGCATGCTGGCGCTGGGGGATGTGGTTCGCGAGTCGGGCGAGATGTGCCAGGAGCTATGCAACTCCCTGGGCAACGACGGCGATATCAACGACAACGAGCTGGAGCGCATCACGCGGGAAGGTGGCGAGTTGATCGCGGCCGTTCACAAGCTGGTGAAGGCTGCGACCGCCAGGAATCAGGCGCGCAAGCCGGCGGGGTACGCGCCTTGAGCCAAACCAACATTCTGATGTTCACGCTGGTCGCCATGTGCGCGCCAGGCTTGGGCTACCTGGTCGGGTGGCTCCTCGACCCTACGCATGCCTTCTGGCGCGCGCTGCGTGTGTTTGGTGCCGTGCGCGCTGGGGTGGTCGGCCTCACGGCCGCCACCATTGAGCTGATTGCCGAGTACGAGAGGCTTAACGCAGCTGCCTCGTTCGAGCCGGGAAAGGCCAACTGAGTGGACAACATGGCTTCAGTGGTCCATCAAATGGAGGCCTTCGGCGTGGAGTTCCGCGACAAGGATCTGCCGCTGCACGTCGACCTGCCCAGGAAGAAGACCTGCGGCAAGAAGGGCAAATGGTGGTACTGGCTGCGCACCTTCCGGCCCAATGCAGGCGGGGTTTACATCGTGGGGGCATTTGGTTCTTACAAGACCGGCAAACATGAAAAGGTCGAGGTCGACTGGAAGCCGCTGGGCGATGCCGAGCGCGCACGTCTGGCGGCCGAGCACGCTGCGGCCTGCGCCGCGCGTGACCAGGCCCGAGTCAAAGAGGCTGGGCTGGCCGCCCTGGGCGCGGCCGACCTGTGGCGCCGCGCAGATCGCGAGGGCCATTCGCCCTACCTGAAGCGCAAGGGTGTGACGCCGGAGGCATGCCGCTACTTCGCGGACGGCACGGTGGTGATTCCGTTGCTGCGCTATGACCTACCGCGCGAGGAAGCCCTGCGGGCGGTGCAGCGCATCAAGCCCGATGGGGCGAAGTTCTACACCAAGGGTTTTGCGAAGCCTGGCTGCGCGCTGCGGCTGGGCGAGGTATCAACCAGTGGCCCGCAACTGGTGCTTGTGGTCGAGGGCTTTTGCACGGGCCTGACGGTGCGCATGGCGACGCACCACGAACTGGCGGTGTTTGTGGCGCTGGACGCGGGCAACCTGCAGCATGTGGTGCGGCTGCTGCGCGATATCTACCCCAGCCATAGGATTTTGATTTGTGCAGACGACGACTGGCTCACGCGCGACCAGGTCACGCATGAACTCAGCAACCCGGGCCGCACGATGGCGCGCCGGATTGCGAAAGAGCTCAGCGGCTGCGATTTTGTGTATCCGGTGTTCGACCCGGCCACACGCCACGAAAAAGACACGGACTTCAACGATCTGCACCAGCGCCAGGGCCTTGAGGCCGTGGAGCGGCAGATCGGCGCAGTGCTGCAAGCAATGAGGACAAGACGGTGATGGCAGAACAACCGCCAGAGGTGGACCCGCTTTACGGCCAAGCCGTGGACCTTGTGGTGAAAAGCCAGAAGGCCTCGATTTCGCTGGTGCAGCGCGGCCTGAAGATTGGCTACAACCGGGCCGCGATGCTGATGGAAGCGCTGGAGGCGGCAGGCGTGGTGAGCGCGATGTCATCGAGTGGACAGCGCCAGGTGCTGCAGCGGCCGGCCAGCGAGGAACCGGCGCCGGCGGACGTCGACGGCGAGCCCGCGGGCAATGTCGTGTCCCTGGCATCGGTGAAGAAAGGGGCCGCCCCGCGTCCCATATCTGGCGCGGCTGCGCCAGAACCGGGGGCAGGGGGGGATACCCGCCCAACTGGCGCGAAGACGGCCAAGACGCCCAAAAAGGAGAAAACTCCGGACTGGGGCAAATACAACTACTTGTTGGAGAACTTCACGCTGATCTACGGCACCGACACGGTGTGGGATGGTGGAGCGCGCGAGATGATGAAGCTGGCCAACATGGCGCATGCGCATGGCTCCGACATAGTGAAGATGTGGAAGGCCTCTGAGAAACGGCGCACTGTTCGGCAGAAAGACGTGGTGTTTGACCCAACTAACACCTGCGACCCTGAGCGATCCATCAACCTGTTTGACGGCATCAAGATGGAGCCGAAGGTGGGGGACGTGAAGCCCATCCTTGACCTGATCCGCTTCTTGTGCAGCCGCGCCGGCGAGGAATCGCAGGAATGCGACGACGTGATGCACTGGCTGCTGTGCTGGTTTGCTTACCCTCTGCAGCACCTTGGCGCCAAGCTGCGCACCAGCGTTGTCATGCACGGCGACGAGGGCGCCGGCAAGAACATGCTGTTCGACCTGGTGGCCAGCATCTACGGCAAGTACGGCGCGCTGGTGGGCCAGGACGAACTGGAGGACAAGTTCAACGACTGGCGGTCCAGCAAGCTGTTTGTGGTGGGTGATGAGGTCTCAAGCCGGCAGGAACTGGTGCACAACAAGAACCGGCTCAAGGCGCTGATCACCTCGCCCACGGTGCAGATCAACCCCAAGAACCTGCCCAGGCGCGAGGAGGCCAACCACATGAACGTGGGCTTCCTCTCCAACGAAATAACGCCGCTGGCGCTGGACAACAGCGACCGGCGCTATCTGGTGGTCTACACGCCCAGGGCCAAGCCCTTCGCCTATTACGAGGAATTGGGCAAATGGCGCGATAACGGGGGCACAGAGGCCTTCTACGCCTACTTG